TCACGATCACCTGGGTCCAGGCTGCATGCTGTAGGTCTGTGCCAAATACATATCCTGGTTGGCTGTTGCTGATGTATTTGGGCTTGCGATCATCTAAAAATCTTTGTGTGTGTCCTACTATGCGATTGTCATAGGTGAATGGTATGATCACACTGGGACGATGTTGCCATGCTCTTTCCGGATGATCCTGTATCATCACAGGATAGTCATCTGGCACACACCTAAGCCTTAGATAATCTCGTCGACGATCTTCGCCTGTCAATAACTCACTCAATGGCGGCAGTTCTTGTTCGTCAAATCGTATATCAGCCAGAGTATTGAACATGCGCTGGCGATCATCCAGGATACCATGTATGCTACGATGCCTAAGGCTTTCTAAGTTTAGAGCATCAATCTCTGCGTCCGGCACACCCATCCAGCCCAAGAGCCTGCGGGCTTTAAAGCTCACTGAGCGGCCAAGGATAAAGCTGGCGGTGTAGGTACAGTTGAAGCAGTGATAACTCCAACCAGATTCTGTGGGCTTGAGACCTCCACGACTTCTCTTATCTGCTGTGCTACCATTGTGGGCACAGCACACAGCGTTGAAACTTACCCAACCCGAAGGCGTGGATTTTCGTTTCACAGGCAGATAACTGAGGATGTCTAGCATCCGTATAGTTTAACAGATTGTTCGAGCAATCGCAACGGTTATCGGTATTGTACGTTGCGGATCAAGCCATTTGTGAATAAAACTGTGGCTGCCAATGAGCCCTGGAACTGTAATGGAACATATCCAGATCCGCCATTGGTCACTGTGACGCCTGCAACACCACCATTACCACTGGCCGATGCCACTGCTTCTGCACCAGCACCATTACCTAAAATCTGCACATATGGCGGAGCCATATAATACTGCCCCGGATAGGTCACGCTGATTCCTGTGACCACACCATCCACCACAACAGCAGTACCACTGGCGCCATACCCAATGCTGTTGTTCATGGCCAATCTCAGCAGCGGATGGAATCCCACTATGTTGAAGTAATCACTCACTGTGTCGTCTAGATATTGTCTGGATTCTGACACATCTGTCCAAACTGCTTCGTAGTTTGCCGCAGCCTGTATCTTGACTGTGCCTGTGTAATGCACCAGATCAAACTTGATGGTGGTAAAGGAAGTCTGGTTGGTATCGATATTACTTGAATAAAATTCAGTTTGTTGTATGCTGTTGACCGGTTGCGGAGTCAATGCCCAATCAGGAAACGCTGTGGGTGCTGCACCAACATATTGATTTTTGCCATATAAATCGGGAACGGTGCATTCTGCACTGGGAATAAAGCTGGGGAATATGCTATCCACGATGTTGCAATCGGCACGAGCAGAACTGTCTGCACCAGTGTAGACTGCTTGTACATAGTCACCAGCGGCACGTTGTATGCTGTAACTGGCTGGTTGAGACTGGATGTTGATGGTGTCTGAACTGTTGAGAACCACTTTCACACGACCTGTGCTTGCACTCAGGGTCTCCATGTCCTTGGCTAGCAGCAACTGGTCACCGGCTTGGTCGATTAGTCGGAACACAAATGTGCTACCGGTGATGTTGACTGGTTTCTGATCTTGATTGATGAATTCAAACAACAGAACATTATCAACACCTTTGTTAATGGTTAGGGTTTTTGCATACACAGGGTCATACCTCGCAGTAAAGTATCCTCCGCTGGTGTCTACTAAGAGCACTCGTGTGATTTGTTGGTAAAGATAAGCGGTGGTAGAATACATATTCTATTATTTATCCAAAAAATACTGACCATAAATACCCCAATGGGCAACAATGTATTTGAAAAACTAACGGAGAAATTTCCTTTCATCAGTCTATGCATGTATGCCAATTCTGAATATGTGGGTGTTATCCAAAATAAAGATGATGTGGTTACCACGATTTATGACTTTGGCGCAGTGGCAGATCAGTCAGACAAGATGATATATCTAGAAATGGCATCCATCTGGTGGTGGGAAAGCAACAGATCTATCCCTATCAATATATTCTTGCGTAAAGATTGGGAACCATTCCGATACACATTGCGCACATTCGTCAACAAAGATCTAGAAATAATGCACGGTCCTGCTTGTAGTTTGCTAGACATTGCCCGCAAGAAGAGCAAACGCAAAAGCATCATGCTGGTGCGACGGCTTGATTAAGCAAATTCATATGCAATGCCACCAGTGCTGCATATCCCAGTGCATGCGCCTTCTTAAACACATATCCCCGACTATCGTCACCGTCCCATACTGAACGAAACACATCCGGCCAGGATTGATTCTGTAAATGTGCTTTGCCCGGCCGTATGATAGAAATAAATGCAGCCATCCTGGGGATTGAATCAGGTCTCATACTCTGTAGTAATCCTGTGTAGTTGCCCACATGTACCAATTGCTGTGCCCAATCTGAGTCCGACCATAATCTATTCCATGGGGGAGTTGCTGCCAACATTTCGGCGTAGTGTGCAGGATCTCGAATCAAGCCATACACACCCATGTTCAAGAAGTCTAGCTTGAAATATCCACGTGACTCGGCAGTTTGGTAGTCAATGGCCGCACATCCCAACACAGGATCAGATGGAATATCAGTGACATACACACCAGAATTATGTTTCCTTGCTGTGCCTTGATGTGATTGTCGTGCTGGGATGTGCTGTATCAGTTTCAACACATGTTCTCTGTCAGCAAAGTCAATATCAATATCTGCGCTCATGTTACCATCCTGCTTGTTTCAACATTTCTTTTGAGTATTCCTGATCAGCTGGATATGTTTGGAATTTTTTGTGCCACACATCCGAATCAATATAGATCCATATCATCGAAACCTGGTCAGAGCTCAGATCGCTTAAGAATTTTTGTCCTGATTCACTATTGTAAATCACCCACGGACTGATACGCCCGGCGGTTATGGCATGACATATCGCATTGGCATTGCCATATCTCAAACAGTCATGTGCTGGATTACCGGTCTTGTCTGCCCAATCCAATCCATATTCCATTGCTCGCGCCAGTGCATCATCCACTGCTTCCAGGGTGAGATAATTCACTAGATATTCTGTATACACTTGGTCACTACACCAACGATCAATCTTCTTCTGTTGTTTCAACAGCCAGGCCATGAATCTTTCTGGATTGATCACCCGTGTGTTCACACAATAGTGTCCAAACTTCACAAATGCACGATAGTATGATGACGTTTCAAAATCATCAAATGTTTTGTTCTTGGCCGAACCTTGCATGGTTTCGTAGAATCTCACATAGGCTTGTAATGCCAACTGTACACCCCTATCGCCGCGTTGCAGTCTGCGACGTTTGGGTTCGCACATGTGTACTTCGATACTGCTTTCTCTAGCGAAAGTTTTTTCACAGTATCCGCAGGTGAATGTCATTTCTTTTCGTTGCCATTGGATTTGTTGTAAGCATCAATTTCTTTTTGTGTGACCAGTTGTGCCATCACATCAATCTCATCATCTTTGTATGTGGGAAAGATCACCATGAGTGCTTTTCTTTTGGCACTGAGTCCTGCTTCTTTCTTCTTGGGCGCGATCCAGTTGTGACGCATCACACCCATGCCCGGGCTTGCAGCAGTTGCACACAGCCATTGCAGTTTGGGATGTTTGGCTATGTCAAAGAAGTGCTTGTTGAGATAGTGATTGGTACTCTGCACATAGTATTCTTGTAGTTCTTGACTGCCGGCTACTGCACTACCCCACCGTATCATGAGATAGGTTGAAAATTTCTTTCGTTCCTCGGCATCAAGCTCGTCATAGAAGTCACGGTTCTTCACGTCCAATTGACGCATCTCATTGCCAATGTTTAGTTTGTCGCTCATGTTGTTTTGGTCAAGTTATAGATCATTATAGCATGGTCCAAGGCATCTTGTAAAGTGGGATTGGTATTGGCTGCTCGGCGGATGTTGGTCCAGAGTTTGTCTTCCATCATTGAGTCTCGCTTTTTTTTCATTCCTACCCGGATATCCCAATCTCTGCGCTCTTCATGCGTGTCGTAATCATGCCCTACTTCCGTTCGTGTGCCGGGATCTGCACCGAGTTCGCGAGCATACACTGTGTCACCATCACGTTCATAAATCAGTGTAGCAGCAGGCTTGAGCTGTCCCATTACCATGCTTTATTGTAGTCCACTATCTCGCAGTTGCGGCTGATGTCTTTGACAAAATACACACAGTCCGGTTCTGCATCGTCATTCAATGGCACTGCTAGCAATTGGCCATTTTTGAGCTTGGGTGCAAACCAATTTACTTCGTGATACACATCCAATATCTCAATGTCAGGAAAGCTGGGACGGAAACTGGTCAGCGGATTGAATTGGAATACCTTGAACCCTCGATCATTTATGCTAGTGAGTGGTAATACTTCAAGATCCCCCACGTCGGGTTCGCCAATCAGGATCTGCCAGTCCATGGGCATTTTGATAGTCGCATCGCCTATCCTTAGTACCAGGGCAGGTGCATTAAAACTTTCCAGGAATATGAGTGGTATGAAATGATAGTCTGGATCCTTAGGATCTGAGTTATCCAAGATGGCAAATCTCATATCGTCTACTTCGTCGGGCAAGTGATCTAGGTCATAAAAGCTATTGTCTAAGGTTAATATTCGCATGTGTGTAGTATAGTTGGATATGTCAGCACTGTCAAGAGATTGATGCTAAGATATCTTCATCCATTCCAGTTTCTCAGCTGTAAATGGATAGTTGGCTTCTTTGTAAAACACCTTGCGTTTGTTTAGGTGTCGTCTGGCGAACTTGCATGTGCTGGTGATATCCCATATCTGCACATGATCTTTGTCTTCGGCCTTGCGGATACCACGACCAATACTCTGTATCACTCGCACAAAACTCTTACCCGGTTCGATCAACACAAGATTAAAGATACGTGGTATATTGATACCCACAGCAGCCACACCATATGTGGCCACGATTATCTTGCCATCACTCACTGCAATCTCGTCATATTCTTCTTGGCGTACCTTGGCCTTGGTAGCACCCGACACAAACACTGCATGGTCGCCCAGTCGTTCTACCAGCTGACGACCACACTCAGTTCGATCAACTAACACCAGTGTATTGCCTGTTTCATTCACTCGTTGTATCAAGGATGACATAGTATCCAGTCTGCCCGATTCTTCCAGGAGATATTTCAGTTCTGCTTGATAGTCAGCGTATTCCACATGATCCACTAGTTGAACTATATTCACATGGCAGTTGGCCAGCACACCAGCATCTTGCAATGTGCTGGCAGACAGTCTGCTGATCACTGGTCCTAGACTCACCAGCAATGCTTGGCTTTCAAACAGTTCCTTGGGAACAGTACCGGTCAGACCCCATCGAATCGGCACTCTAGACATCACACCGGTCAGCAGGGTCTTTAGTGCATCTGCTTTGGCCATGTGTACTTCATCCACTATCACACATATCACATCTTCAATGAACTCCTGGATGGTACAATCACCCACACCGTTCTTGGTGTTCTTCATGAGATTGTTTAGGCTTTGCCATGTGCAGATGGTATGCGTCCTACCATATTCTTTTCTGTCGCCAAAATACACACCCACATCCAGTCCCATGTTAATGTAGTCTTTTTCTGTCTGTGTCACAAGACTCTTGTTGGGCACGATCACGATGCTGCGACCATACC